GTGCTCCGGGAGAAACCTTACTCGGTTCGATTCTTCGATGCTGACGCGGACTCGGATTTTATCTGGGCCGGTCGCGAGGATCGAAACCATTACTTGCGCCGATACATCCAGGCCGTTCGGTCTGGTGTTTGGGAAGACTACTCGCTCGCGCCGGTTCCGATGGAACTGCCTGGCTACGTGAAACGAAGCAGGACCAACGAATACGGAAGGATCTAACGTGAACGAATCTGAAGTCAAAAAGGCGGTGGAAGACTACATGCGGAGCGCCACCACGGCCCAAGCTGCCGCTTTTGTCGCGTGGATTGGTGAACAGGAATGGGCGAACAAAGGGCCGGACATTGGAAAAATCCAAAGGGCCGTTCGCGATATTGAATTGGCAGTGAACGAAATAGAATCTGAACTCGCTTAACATGAAACCTAACCTAAAACCGTCCAACTCTCTGGACGTAATCAAAGAGAGAAACGCATTCCGAGAGCACTTTGAACGGATGGCAAAATGTGGTTATCCCATTGGGCACTGGTTTCATCGACGGTACCTGAGCCGGGGGAACCATCCCGTTCTCTCTGTGCTGTCGTCTTTGGCGCTGATCGCCGTGGCGTCTGCCGCGTCAATTACCTGGGACCCGAATACGGAGCCCGACCTTGCCGGCTATCGGATTTACTGGGGGCCAGCGTCCCGGGGCTACACCAATCTTTTGACCGTACCGGCCGCGCCGGGTGTCAGGATCACGAATTGGGTTCCCGTCGTCACAGTTGGATTTGTCGCCGTCACGGCGTTCTCAACGAACGGACTGGAATCGGACTACAGCAACGAAATCACGGTTACCAATCGGCCCGCAGCGCCGAGGAATGCCCGTCAGGTTTCTGAGTTCGACGGCTGGATCCTTCGCCCCAACAAGAGCAATCCGCCGACGGTTACACCCGTGGCGCTCGTTCAAACCATCCCGGGGACTGTCATTTCGGGAACTGTGTCCGGACCGTGGGGGACCTTGAACCGAACTGCGACAGCAAACACCAACGGCGTTGCGGAGCTGGTCGGGAAGGCCATTGCGCTTTCGACTTCGTCACTGGTCAGCATGACGGCGACGAAGGCCACTGTGCCAATAGCGTTGGCGGATGAAAGGAGGGTGCCGTGAAACCTTTCATGGAAATTAACACTCTGAAATTGCTGGGGTATCTTTTGGACCAGCCGTGGCACAATCAATGCGAGATCATCCCGGAATACATGCCGAAGTTCCCGCATGCCGACACAAAACCGAGAGTGGTTGTTAGGTATAACAACGGAACAGAATACCCCGCTTTTTTGAGGTATAGCTGTGGACCTCAGCAAGGTTATTTCTGGGATTCCTACGGCGACGAAATGCAAAATATCGAGTTAGCGATTATCGCATTAAGTAAAGCGCCGTTTCCCCGCAGCGTTTCTCCAATTCAGTTTTCAATTCCAATCAAATGACCTACGCCGACTTTGTTGTCCGCAAAATGCGGAAACACCAAGCCTGCGGGTTTGATCCATCCGCGCCAATCAATCCGAAGCTGTTCGACTGGCAGCGGAAGATTGTCCGCTGGAACCTGCAACAGGGCCGAAGCGCCATCTTCGCGGAGTGCGGTTTAGGCAAGACTCCGATGCAGTTGGAATGGGCAACGCACGTCTCCATCGAGACAAACAAACCCGTCCTGATTCTGTGCCCGCTCGCCGTCGCGCACCAGACGCTCGCCGAGGCTCACAAGTTCGATGTCCCGGTGCCGATTACCATTGTCCGCGAACCTTCTGATGTGATTCTGAACGGGATCAACATCTGCAACTATGACCGGCTAGAAAAGCTGGACGGAATCGACTTCGGAGGCGTCGTCTTGGACGAATCCAGCGTGCTGAAGGCGTTTACCGGGAAGATGCGCCGGGAACTGACGGATCGATTCAAGCAGACGCCTTATCGGCTGTGCTGTACCGCGACACCAAGTCCCAACGACTTCACCGAACTGGGCCAGCACGCGGAATTCCTCGGAGTCTGTTCACCGGCTGAGATGCTCGCGACGTGGTTCCTCAACGACACCTTCGACACCGGGACTTGGCGGTTGAAGCGTCACGCGGAAGAAGACTTCTGGCGTTGGGTTTCCTCGTGGGCGTGCTCCATCACGAAGCCTTCGGATATTGGCGGATCTGACGAAGGCTTTGCGCTGCCAGCGGTGGACTTCAAACTCGCCACCGTCAAAGTCAGTCACGCCTCGGAGAAAGGGAGCGAGTTCCTTTTCCGAGACGGAACCACGAGCGCCACGACGATTCACCGAGAGATGCGCCGGACGCTGATTCCGCGTTGCATGGAGGCTGTCCGAATCGTGAAGGCTACCAAAGGGCCGGTTGTCGTCTGGTGCAACACCAACGACGAATCCGAGATGCTGGCGGAACTGATCGACGATTCCGTGGAGGTTCGCGGGAATCTGAGCGCGAAGAAAAAGGAAGAGGCGCTTCAGTCGTTCACCGACGGCAACATTCGAGTGATTGTGACCAAGCCATCCATTGCCGGGTATGGCCTAAATTGGCAGCACTGTGCCGATATGGTCTTTGTGGGCCTGAGCTACTCCTACGAGGATCTCTATCAGGCTATCCGTCGCGTCTGGCGTTTCGGCCAGAAGCGTCAAGTCACGTCCTGGCTGATCCAGGCCGATACCGAAAACAACGTCTTGCCCACGATTAAGCGCAAGATGGAGCAGCACGAAACCATGAAAGCCGCGATGAAGTTCACGGCTGAAAACCTACTGAAACCTAAACCTTCAACCGTACTCAACGACACTGTGGAAACTATCTCTGAAAACCGCTGGACGATGCACTTAGGCGACTGCGTTCGCGGGATTACTGAACGAGTCGCAACTGAATCCGTTGGCCTGTCCGTGTTCTCTCCGCCGTTCGCGGACTTGTTCACTTACTCCAATGACGTTCAAGACATGGGCAACTGCCGGGACGCGATGGAGTTCATGGAGCAATTCAAATACCTCGTGGACGAACTGGGCCGGGTGACCATGCCTGGACGCCATTGCGCGGTTCACTGTTGCGACCTGCTATCGACGAAATGGAAGCAAGGCAAGATCGAATTCCAAGACTTCAGCGGCTCGATTGCGCGTTGTTTCCGGGACAAGGGCTGGCTCCTTCACGCCCGCATCACGATCTGGAAGTCACCCGTTACCGAGATGCAGCGGACCAAGGCGCACGGGCTCCTCTACAAGACGTTGAAGGCTGACTCGGCTGATTCTCGCGTTGGTGCGCCGGATTACCTGCTGGTGTTCAGAAAGCCTGGGGAAAACCCGGTTCCGATCACACACACGGAAGACGACTTGCCTCTGGACAAGTGGCAGGAACTTGCCTCGCCGGTCTGGTGGACGGTGAATCAATCCCGCGTTCTCGATTACGAAGTGGCACGCGGTGAGAATGACGAGAAGCACATTTGCCCGCTTCAACTAGACGTGATTGAACGCGCTTTGACTCTTTGGAGTGCCAAGGATGATCTGGTGCTGTCACCGTTTAGCGGCATCGGTTCCGAGGGTTATTGTGCAATCAAGATGGGACGAAAGTTCGTCGGATGTGAGTTGAAACCGTCGTACTATGACCGGGCCGTCCATAATCTTCGCGTCGCAACCGAGGAAGTTGAACAGGATCTGTTCAGGAGGGTAGCGAAGTGAGCGTCATTCAATCTGCCGCTTCAATCTGGGGAATCAAACCGAGCGACATCACCGACCGAATACGAACACGACAGATAGCGGACGCACGGATGGCCGTTGCGCTGGTGTATCGTCATCAAGGCTGGCCGGATGGCGCAACCGCGAGACTCATCAACCGAACGAGAAGCGCGGTGAACTATGCCATCCATTCAGCAAAAGAAGCGTTGGAGACCAATCCGGCGTTCCGGTCAAACTTCCACAGGTTGCTTCAACTCCAAGAAAAGCCATGACCCTGAAATCCCAACCCGGCCCCTACCGCGTCGCGCAATTCCCGGCCATGCAGGTAGCCTCCCGTCTGATGGACTGCGAGGAGACTGCCAGACGCATCCACGGCGAAGCGTGGCCTGCCCGTAGGCGAGAAGTTCGGAGCCTGATCGAAGAACTTGCCACCCGGGAGCGCAAAAGCGTTCTGGAGGCAGC